GTTTTCCCCTATGTTAATTTTTACGTCGGTAACCAATCCGTCCGTCTTCCTACGTACTGGACTTTTTGACCTTAATGTCATTAAACTTGTCCTCCCTTCCACCCATCACTTCATTTGTTTTGATTGAGACCACTTTTTATATCAATCCGTTAGTATGAGCGTTATCATACTACTTTTGGGGAGGACTATACCACCCTCCTTCCACTCTGAATAGTATTATTTTTAGTTGGCAAATTTGACGATCATGCACTTTGTGAATAACTAAATAGGTTTGGACCCTATCTGATCGAATACAATTAAGGCTTTTTATTGATCTTTTCAGTGTGCCTTTGTGGCCCACCGAGCCACAATAGTAGGGAATTGGTAGTGTGTGTTTATGATTGTTACGGTACTAGCACGACACGCCCATCGATTGCTTATCGCCTTTTATGGTTTTTGTTGTGTGACATAATCGACTCTGTGAATAGGAGTAACGCTTAGAGGATTACATGTAATCAGGATTTTTGAGAACTATCTTGTGCGCACCTTTATAAGCTGATTGTATTGTGACTCTTGTTTTCGTATCACGACGTTGCTACATGTGTTAAGTGTAAGTAGGTCTGTTAAAACCTATGCCTTTGTGCCACACTTTTCTATATTTCCTTAGCGTAACATGTAGACGTTAAACGTTAGGGCATACTCAACCATGAGTTCTCAACAACAAATCCAAAACAAAAAAAACAAAAACAAAAAAAAAAATATATTTGATCTCCTTTCTGAAAGGGCAGCGTTGGCTAAGGCTGATGCTGTGGCCCATGATACTTTGGTACGACTTGTCAAGAGCCCTGCTTTTGGTGATCCTATTATAGCTCCTTCCAGTGCATATGCCCCTTGGCATGCCACTCCTTTCACGCTAGAATATGCTGAACGTGCTTCAGGCACTGTTGGTCACACCACACTTGATGAGTTGCCTGGTGTGATTCACACTGTCCCCATTCGAAAGGGTCAGTGCTCACCATCTTTCTTTTGTGATGGACTCATTACTTTGGATTTAGGCACGCCGCAAGCTCGGTATGTCTTGCCTGGTGACGATCGACAAGCGGTTCATGTGCCCTATGTGCCTTATGTTGATGATGCTGCTTTGATGAGTTATGGTAAGATCGCACAGACTTCAGTTAGACACAGAAGAGCGCTTTATCGCGTCCGTGCGGAACGTGTCGGTCTTTCTGAAAAGACTGATCGTCGCGTTACTGTTGCATGTGCTCGAAAAGCCAAACAGGCTTTGCACCATGACCTTTATGGCCTCGAGCGACAAGCGGGTTCTTGGAGTCCACAGTTTAAGTTTACCCACAGTATGGCTCCTGAATTACAAGGAGTCTTTTCTCAGATGTCGGATGGCGTTCCCATCAATGTTAAGTTGGATCCCACAGTTATAACTGCCTTGGCCCGACTTAATGAAACCTTTAAGGAGGTTTTTTCTCAGGCCAATTACAGTGCGACTACAGCTTCCAATTTCGTTGGTTCATCTATTAGGAGCATTGGTCTTGGTGCAGACCGTGTCCTAAATTCTTTGGAAGATTCTTTGGCTGGCATTACTAAGTTACTTTGGATGATACCCCTTTTGGGAGCAGCTTATTTTGCCTGTACTACAGTTCCTGTCTTTAAAACAGCTGCGGCTACTGCTGCTATTGTCTTAGTCGTTAGTTCTGTTTTACCCGCTGATTTGTGGGATGCTATTAAGTGTTATTGGCCTACGCCAGTGGTCTCGACTCAAGATGAAGTTCATACTGAGTTTGAGGCTCAAGCAGGTGGCTTTGTTCCTTCGAATTTGGGCCATATTATAACTATGGGTCTTACTTATTTGGCTATTGGTAAACGTGATGGCGCAGATATGATTAAGGGGTTGATGAAAGAGATGCCTTCATATGGACGCAATGTCGATTCTTGGTCCAAGTTGTCCACTTTTATATTGGAGACTATTGAAAGTTTTCTCAATACTTTTCGCGCTTCCTTTGATAAGCCAGCCATTAGTTTGATTAACACTGGTGTTAAACATGTTGACGATTGGTGCCGTCGTGTCATGACTTTATTGACCACTGCACAGACTGGTGGTGAACTGATGGAGCCTTCTGTTGTACAGGGTATGATTGCATTGCGTAATGAAGGGCGTGACTTAACTGATTTATATCGTTTCACGCGTGATGTTTCGCCTCTGTTACACAAGTACCTTGGCCAACTTGATGATTTGTGTCGCACTTGTTCTGCTGCTATGCACTCATTTAAAGGTGGCCGGCCACAGCCGGCTGTATTGTGTCTCACTGGTAAACCAGGTGTGGGTAAGACCTTTTTGTGCAAGATGATTACCAATTTGGTTTTGAAACACTTTATTCCCTTGGAAGAAGCCAAACGATTGGACTACAATTTCGATTCTCAGGTATTTGTTAAAGGACCTACTGAATATTGGAATGGTTATGCATCGCAGTTTGCTGTTGTGTATGACGATTTTGGTCAGAAGGTTCCAGCAGCCGGTTCAGAGGAGAGTGATTACATGGATCTTATTCGTGTGGCCAATTGTTGGTCTTATCCTTTGAATTTTGCTGATGTTGAGAATAAGGGTAAGAACTTTTTCAAGTCCCGGTTCATCTTGTTGACAACAAACATTGTTAACATTGATAATTGTCAGAAGGTTATAGTTGAGCCTGGTGCCATCACAAGGAGGATTGATCATGGTTACCAACTCACTGTACATCCTGATTTTTCTTGCGATGGCAAGTTGGATTATCAGAAAGTCTCAAAATACTCCCTTGAGAATGGTGATTTTCCCTATGACGCATGGATTTTTAAGAAATATCTCTTTGCAGTTGGCAATGAAGCACGTGTAATTGATCATACGCCATACACACTTTTAGATGTGGTGGGTGAGGTTGTTGCAAGTCTCGCTTACAATAAGCTCACTCATGGAGACAATGAGGACTTGATGAAGGATATACTTAAACGCACCTATGGTGTATTGGAAGGTGTTGCCAACATTGATGAAGAAGTTATGGTTGACATTCTCAGAGGACAGCCTTTAGGTGGGATTGAGGAGGTTGATGAAACTTTGGAGTGTCAAGGTGGTGAGTTTTTCCAATTTTTGAAACGTACCAATGACGCTAATGTTGCTGCTTTGGGCCATATGCTCAATGAGTCCGACAAATATGTTCCATGGAGGAAACCTTTGGTTGAACTCCAGAAGTTGGGCACTTTGTTGTTGGACTATAACCGGTCCTTTTTGTCTGAGGTTTTTAAGATACATGATTCTCCTTTGGCTACATTTTTGATGTCCACTGCTATGGTTATGTTACTTATAGCCGCTTGTAAGACCATGTTATCTACCGTCATTGGTTGGTTTTCACCTGTTGTTGAGAAGGCACATGTCATTTGGAACTCTATTCGTAAGAAGAAGAAGTTGCCAGAAGGTGTCCTTGCCCAGGCCATTGATTCCTTGCATCCGAGCGACTTTATGGTTGCTGAGCTACAAAGTGATGGTAGCTTTGAGGAAGCTCTTAAGTTTACACCTGAAGTTTTACTTCGTGCTTACGAGCGGCTGACGGGTGTCACCGCACAATCCAATGAGCCTAATAACTATGTTTTTAAACATAATAGGGTTAGGGGTACCAAAGTTATTAGCTCTGATATTGAGATTCAGGGAGACTTGGTTGGCTGTGACATTGCCGAATTGTGTGCTCGCAACATGTACCGGTTCACGGTTGTTACTGAGGCTGGTTTTCAAACCTTGGGACAGATTATTATGGTCCAGGGTTCAGTGGGTATAATGCCCGAGCACTTTCTTTCTATTGTCAATGAGGGTTTGGTTTCTGGCTTGTTTAGTCTCACTGATTCCCTGACCCTCACGCATCCCTTTGACAAGGGGGTTCGGATAACTTATAAGATCAGAGATTTTCTTGGTTTTAAAAGAACTTCTGCGCCTCGATGTGATTGTGTTGCTATTAGGTTTGAATCTTTGAGGGCACATAGACAGTTGACCAAGCACTTTTTGACTGTTGATGATCTTAGGTATTTACCGAAAATACGTATGCGTCTGGACAACATTGAAGGTGAGGACTCTTCTATACATCGAGTGCGTCTTGTTGAAGCCAAACGCGTTGACCGTTTTGAGTATGGTGGTGGTGAAACATCCCATGTTGTCCATGATGGATATGAATATTTGGGGTACACACGTAGAGGCGACTGTGGCGGTATTGTCACTTTACAGGAATGTCCGTCATTAGCCTGTAGACGCATTATAGGCTTTCATGTTGCTGGTAGTGAAACTAATGGGCGAGGTTTTTGCAATATTATTACGAAGGACAAACTTGATATTTTGCTGGCCGGCTTTCAGGAAACTGCGGAAATTTTTCCTCAGTCAGAATCAGTTATGACAATGCTGAATGCTCCTGTTGTTGGTTCTTTTCTTGGCTTAAATAAGACGGAACGTACTTACAATATGAACCCGGCTTCCAGTCTTGAGCGTACTCCCCTACATAATTTGTGGGGCACTTATAATAAAGTACCAGCTAAATTGGCTCCTTTTGTGAGTAAGTCTACTGGTGATCGTGTGGTACCTATGCTTGAGGCCATAAGAGGGTATGCTTCGCCTGTTTTGCATTTTGAGGCTGAACATGTTAAACAGGCTGCTTACCACGCTTTTGAGAAAGTCAGAGAGTATACTCTGACACATGAACGTAAGGTTTATAGTTTTGAGGAAGCCGTCTCTGGTATTGAGGGTACCAATGTTAATGGTATTCCTCGGTCTACTTCTCCCGGTTATCCGTTTGTTTTGGACGGTGTCACTAATAAGAAGTGTTTCTTTGGCAGTGATGGACCGTATCAATTTGACGGTACAAAGGCACAAGAGACTAAGGTGAGGGTTCATAACATCATTGATAAAGCGAAGGAGAATACACGTTTGGAACACGTTTACGTTGATTTTCTTAAGGATGAGTTAAGAGCACCTGAAAAGGTTGCGGCTGGTAAATCAAGACTTATATCAGCTGCTCCCATGGATTATGTCATTGCCTTTCGTATGTATTTTCTTGCTTTTACCTCCGCTGTTCAGGATACGCGTATTCACAATGGTGTGGCCGTTGGCATTAATCACTACTCCGAATGGGATGTTCTGGCACGGAAGATGAAGAGTAAAGGTAGATGTACTGTGGCTGGTGATTTCAAAGGATTCGACACTGGAGAACAGCCCCAGCTATTGTGGTCTATTCTTGACGAAATCAATGATTGGTATGATGATGGTCCAGTCAATGCCCTTGTTCGTAGGGTGTTGTGGCTGGAGGTTGTACATTCTAGACATTTTGGAGGTTTGGGTTCCAAAGGTGAGTATCTTTATCAGTGGAATAAGTCGCTTTCTAGCGGACACCCAGCTACTTCCATTATTAATAGTTTTTATGGTTTGATTTTGTTTGTCCTTACGTGGATGGACGTAATGGGCCCCAGTAGAGCACATGAATTTTGGTATCACGTGTATGCTTGCACATATGGTGATGATAATGTGTTGAATATCGATGAGGCCGTTGTTAGCGACTTTAATCAAACGTCCATTACAGTTGCCATGTTGAAGTATGGTATGGAATACACAAATGAACGTAAGGTTGGTGATGTAGCCGATTATAGGCCTTTGGAGGAGATAAGTTTCCTTAAGAGAGGTTTTCGGTATGAACCCACTTTGCGTTGTTATGTTGGGCCTTTGGACATGGAATCTGTTTTGTTTACTTCATATTGGGCTCGTTCGAAGAAGAATATGGTTCAGAATGTTAAGGATAACATTGAGTTCTCTTGGACAGAGTTGGCCTTACATGAACCTTCCATGTGGGATACTTATGCCGACGTTATGCGGCGCGGATATAAGAATACCATGGATGGTGAACCTATACATTATTTTAGTAGGGCTATCTATCTTAGGAGAGCCCTAGATCTTGTTCCTTCTTGGAACAAATAAACTTCGCCCTTATATACGGACGAAATTGTTACAAACACCCCACGTTAAAGCAATTTTGTTGACAGGAGGGGTACGATTATAAGGTTTTGTTTTTTAACATTACTAGTCAGGGGGACCTTTTTATTTAAAACTCCAGACACCGTGGGTGCTCTTTGTGTGCTTAAGTCAGCACACTTTGCTAAGCTTTAGACTTGCTACAACTACTAATATTACCACAGAGCCTTGTCAATTGGCTGATTCTTATCAAAATTGTTCTAACGTAGATGGCGTTGCTGTAAGCACAAATAATGAGATCCTCACCCTCACTAATTTTGTTAATGAGGATTGTGATGAAGTTTCCATTCGTGCTGCTGCTCGTGCCATACCTTCAGAGATTTACTCTGATTCTCTTAATGTTACTGATATTTCTACTTATTTTTCTAGACCTAAACATATAGCCAATCGTTCTTATACTTATAATAATACTACTTCTGGTCCACTTGGTATTCCTTTTGGGATTGCTGGTGAGTCTATTAGAGCCAATTTGACGAATGCAGCACGCATGAATGGTGCTTTTGGTTTTCGTGCTACGGTCTGTTTTCGACTCCAGGCTATTTGTACTCCATTTCATGCTGGTCGTATTAAGTTGGCTTATGAGCCAATTTATTCACCCCAGATTTTGAATAGAGGTTTGTCTGTTACTGCCATTTCACAGATGCCTGGTGTTGAGCTTGATTTGGCTGAGTCGACTTCAGTTGTCTTACGCATACCTTTTGTACATCCTGCAAATTATTTTCGCGTGTCCCCTGACCCCACGTTCCTTGACTACATGGGTTTTTTGCATATTTTTGCGATGACTCCTGTTGCTCTTGGTGCTGGTGTTCTGGCTCCACGTACTAGTTTGTGGATGTGGCTGGAGGATTTTGAGCTTGTTGGCTCTGCTTCCCTCTCTGTGACTGCACAAGCAGGTTCTTTCCAACGTAAGCGCGATGCTCCTACTACAGAGGTTCAGGCCATACCAGGCAACATGTCTAACGTGTTGTCTGCTGGTGCTAATTTATCTTTATGGTTGGGACGTCGTATACCAACGATCAGTTCTGTTACTGGAGTTGCAGCCTGGGCAATGCGACACACAGCCAACATTGCTGCTAGTTATGGGTGGGCTAAACCTATTGTGGCTACTGTGCCACAGAAGGTTATTGCCACCAATATAACTTACCAGCACAATGTTGATGGTGCTGATTCTGCATTTTCTTTGGGTGCTACCATTGATAATTCTGTTTCTCCTTACGTTGGATTTGCTGGCTCTGACATGGATGAAATGTCTTTTGCTTACTTGACGGCCATCTCTACTGTCGTTGGTGTTGGTCAAGCTTCAATAACTAATACTAGTAACCAGGTCATATATGCTTGTTCGTTGTCACCTTCAAGCATGTATTACAACGGAACTAGTATTAATAGAGGCGCTTCCTCCACCTTGGCTTTGGGCCTTTCTATTTGGCCCTCACCTATTTTTACGTTGTCTAATGTGTTTGATCAGTGGAGGGGTGGTTTCAAGTTCACTGTGAAGATGTCTAAGACGAAGTTTCACACTGGGCGTTTAATTTTGGGCTTTCAGCCCTCTATGCCCGGTAGTTCTTCCCTTGTATTCACTCCTTCCACTACGACTGATATGCAATTTAAGTCTGTAGTTTGGGATTTGAGAGAGGGCAATGAGATTGAGTTTGAATGCCCATATACGGCTCCACAATCATATTTGAAACATGACCAGTCTTTTGGTTCTTTCTTCATTTCTGTTTTAGAGCCATTGGTTGGGCCTGATACTGTATCTACCGTTGCACCTTTTGTTGTTGAAGTTGCAGGTATGAGTGATTTGGAGTTCGCTGTTCCTGATTCTGTTCGTTTGCAATTGGCACCACCTGACACTCGGTATTTGGCGCAATCTGGTTCATTTCAGCCGTTTGCTGCAGATACCAATGATCAGGCTGCGCAGTTTTGCATTGGAGAACGATTGAATTCAGTCAAACAATTGATTTCAAAAGCTGTGCCTGCAGCTTATTTACTTGGTCAGGATACGGATGTTTTTGACGGTGATCTTGTTTATCCAAGGTTTTTGCCAAATGCGACTGCACCCACTTCTATTGGTACTGTTAGGAATGATTTTATGAATTATTTTATGCCGCTGTATGCATTTAAACGTGGTGGTTTTTGTTTGGATATTGTTCCGGTTCGTACCGATGTTACAATTTCAGCTTTTCCAAACGTTGGTAGTGCTATTATTGATGGCTTACCTATTTTGACTGAGAGCAATACTGCTTTGCACGTCAAGATGCCGTATTACAGCCTACGTAGTCGTACTACCACTGCTACATCACGGTTTAGTGATGTACGTTCTGTTTTTGTTAAGTGCAAAAACGACGCCAATTCACAAGCACGTTCTGCGATTGTGTATAAGCGTGCCGCTGATGATTATCAATTGGGTTTTTTCATCTGCGCTTATCCTTTAACCCGCCCTTTTTTGAGTGATTCAGTTTTGTCCCAGGACGTTAAAACTTCGCTCATTCTTTAGGGAAATCAAGGTCATGATAACCATGACACACACACAAATGACCTTGATTGGTCCTTTGTTATCCTTTGTATTAGAACTTATATCAGAATTTTCTTCAAGTTTTTTTTGTTTTTGTTCGTTGTCAACATTGGATTTTCTTTCTCGTGTGTGTCTTACACATAAAATTTCTCCTTTCGAGGGTCTTTTTGTGG